GACAATGCCGAATTGGCAGATTGGATATATAGAACTTGTGAACCAGACCAACTGATTTTAGAATTTTATACGCCAGGAGAACCAAATAGCGGATGGGTTCATGTAAGTTGGGTACCGTATAATCCAAGAAGACAATACATGAGAGCATATAGAGAAGATAAAAAAGTTAAATATAAACCAATAATAGGAAAGGCGGTTGATTTAGTATAATGGCAATCGGAAGAGGACAGATATCAAAACAAGTCGAAGGCAAACTAAGAGGTGCTAGAGACGAGAAGAAAAAGAAACAAAGAGTTATTAAAGCTATCAAACGTAAGAAAAACCCACTAGCCAAGACGTTTACTGTATAAGCAAATAATGGTACAATAAATTACATTGTACAATTAACAAGGCTTAGACACTATGACTAAACTATGTGCTAGAGGCAAAGCGGCCGCTAAAAGAAAATTCAAAGTATACCCTTCTGCGTATGCTAATGCATATGCTTCTAAAATTTGTGCAGGTAAAATTAAAGACCCATCTGGTACTAAAAGAAAAGATTGGGGACCAAAAAAAGCTAAGACAGGAGATTTGATGACTAAAAGTAAAAAGAAAAAAATGCCTAAAGCTAGAGATGCAGCAATGATGGATAAGAACATTGTTTACTTAGGAGATCCTTTTATGGTTGATGGTAAAATGTATGATCCTGTAAAAGAACATCCAGAAGATTATTTAAGACCTAAAGGCGCTAAGAATTATAACCAAGGTGGCGAGGTCCGAGGAACAGGAGCCGCGATTAGAGGTAAAGGATTCAAAGGCGTGTTTTAATGGGATCAAAAGTAAAAAAATTTAGTGGAGGTGTAAACACTCAAGATCTATACAACATTGGTTTTAGTTTCAAAGAAGACAATAAAAAACAACAAAATAGAAATGGCATCACTATTACCGGTAGTGATATCAAAGATCTTATTGATAATCCTGGAGGTGGAAAACCAAGATTAACTATTACTAAATCTAAAAGCACACTAGATGATAAAGCAAATCTTATACCTGATGAGACTAAAGGACAGACTCAATTTGAAGTAGGTAAAGATTTTTTTGGTGTTAAATGGAAGAAAAAATTTAAATCAGGTGGTCTTACTAAGTGGTTTAATGAAAAATGGGTAGATATATCTGCACCTAAAAAAGGAGGAGGATATAAAGAATGTGGAAGAAAATCTGCAAGTGGATCAAACAGAAAGTACCCCAAATGCGTGCCTGCTGCAAAAGCAGCCCGAATGACAGAATCAGAAAAGCGTTCTGCTGTTGCAAGAAAGAGAGCAGCCGGTAATCCTGGAGGTAAACCAACTAATGTGAAGACGTTTACTAAGCGATACTACGGTGGTATGATAGACATATAAAATTTTAAGGAGAATTATGAAGAATTTAAAACCAGTCCCAGCGGACAAGAAGAAATCATTAGGTAAACTACCTACAGATGTAAGAAATAAAATGGGTTATGCTAAAAAAGGCAAAATGATGGATAAAAAAAATAAAGATAAAAAACCAGGACAAATTTTTATTGAACTTAAAACCCCTTCATTCTTAAAACCTAAAGAAAAATCTAAAGGTGGTGAGATGGCTTCTAACAGAAGAAAAAGATTAAAGGATGTACAAAACCCTAAATCAGAATATGATGAAAAAGGTAAATTAAAATACACTGCTGCTAAAAAAGGCAAAATGATTACAGGTAAAAAAGAAGAAGATGATGTTTCTAAATATGTAAAATCAATTAAACTTCCAGATGCAAAAGATGTAAGAGACGTGGTTAATAAAAAAGCTATGGGTGGTGAAATGAAAAAACCAATGAAAGCTGTTCTTGGTGCTGCTGTATTAGGAGCTATTGGAGCAAAAGCTATTGGTAAAGCGATGAAGAAAAAAGCATCTGCTTCTCCAGGTATGAATTTATTATCCAAAGAAAGTGGTATGAAACTTCCTATGAAAGACTTATATCAAAAAGCAACTGAACAACAGATGGCTAAAAAATCTATGGGTGGTGAAATGAAACAAGGTTATGGCGCAGCTAGAACTTCTGGCATGGGTCTACAAGATGAAGATTTAATCCCTGGTAAATCTATGGATTACTATAAAGATTTAATGTAATGAACTATGGCAACATCAGGAACCACAGCATTCGATTTACAGATCGATGATATTATTGAGGAAGCATATGAACGATGTGGTATGCGAACCAATAGTGGTAATGATATAAGAAGTGCCAGAAGAAGTTTAAATCTTTTATTTGCTGAATGGGGTAACAGAGGTATTCACCTTTGGAAAGTTCAACTCAATGAACAAGCCTTAACTGCAGGAACTGCAACTTATAATACTCCAACAGACGTTAATGATGTATTAGAAGCATATATTTCAACAACTGCAGCTGCAGGAGATAATTCATCTACTAACGATATTTCACTTACAAAAATTGATAGATCAGCATATGCAGCTTTACCAAATAAATTAGCAACTGGACAACCTTCACAATATTATGTGAACAGACAAACAACACCTACGATTAGTTTATACTTAGCGCCAGATGCAACAACGTATACAACTTTAAAATATTATACAATTAACAGAATAGAAGATGCAGGTGCATTTACTAATACTGCAGATGTTGCTTACAGATTTTTACCATGTATGTGTGCAGGATTAGCTTATTACTTATCTCAAAAAAACGCACCAGATAGAATACAACTTTTAAAACAATTATATGAGGATGAGTTATTAAGAGCATTAAATGAAGATGGTTCAAGAACTTCTGTTTATATATCACCTCAAACTTATTTTGGAGATGGTGTGTAATGTCTTATGCAAGAGGTAAAAAATCACAAGCTATATCTGATAGATCAGGACAAGCATTCCCATATACAGAAATGGTCAAAGAGTGGAATGGTTCTATAGTACATATATCTGAGTATGAACCAAAGCATCCACAACTGGATCCACCATATCATAAAGCAGATGCAATAGCTTTAAAAAATCCAAGATCACAAAAATTTCAACAACCTACTTTAGTAGCAGGTTTATTTGCAGATTCTGGAGGAGCATCAGTTGGTGTTGCTGATTTAGAATTACCTGGAGATTTTGCATTTAATAATCAAGGAACCTCTGCTATGATTCCTGCAGACCCATCTTTACAAAACAGAAGAAGACAGTTATCTATTCAAATTAAATCCGTAACCGTGAGTATTACATAATGGCTATATCACATTCAGATTTTTTAACACAGGTAAGAAACTATACAGAAGTGGATAGCAATGTATTATCTGATACCTTAATTGATCAATTTATTAGAAATACAGAACTAGATATTGCAGGACAAGTTGATTATGATGATACTAGAAAATACGCTACCTCTTCGTTTACAGCTAATAAAAGATATTTAGTTACTCCTGCAGATTTTTTAATTATTAGATCATTGCAAGTATTTGCTGATGCAACAATTACTAGTGATAGAGAATTCATGGAAAAAAGAGATACAAGTTTTATATCAGAATACAATAGCACAGGTGCTACAGGTAAACCTAAATATTATGCGAATTGGGATGATGCAACTATTGTTGTTGCACCTACTCCAGACATTGCATATGGGGTACAATTAAATTATATCGTAACACCCCCTCATTTTGACAGCAGCACTGCTACCTATTTATCACAATATCAAGAATCTATGTTATTACATGGAGTTTTAACAGAAGCATTTTCTTATTTAAAAGGACCCTTAGATATGTACAACCTGTATAAAACAAAGTATAATGAAGAAATACAAGCTTTTGCTATTCAACAAATGGGTAGAAGAAGAAGAGCAGAATTCGATGATGGCGTTCCAAGAATTAAAGTTTCGTCACCATCACCAAACAGTTAAAGGAGATTAAAATGGCTATAACAACAAACGCAATTTGTAATTCATTCAAAAAAGAATTACTACAAGGAAAACATGATTTTGATGCTGCATCAGATACATATAAACTAGCGATGTACACTTCAGTTGCAACTTTAGGTGCATCAACTGAAAACTACACTACTTCAAACGAAGTCGCTTCATCTGGTTACACAGCAGGTGGTAAAGCACTTGTTAACCAAGGAGTAAAGGTTTCATCTGGTGTTGCAATCACAGATTTTTCTGATTTATCATTTACAGGTGTTACATTAACAGCAAGAGGAGCTTTAATTTATAATACAACAACTGATGGTGGTACAGGTACTACTGATGCAGTTGCAGTATTAGATTTTGGTGGAGACAAAACAGCGACAGCTGGTACATTTACTATTCAGTTCCCTGCATTTACAACATCTGCTGCAATATTAAGAATTAGTTAAGGAGATTAAATGGCGCTTGTGCTCAACGACAGAGTTAAAGAGACAAGCACCACTACAGGGACTGGTACGCTAGATCTCGGTGGTGCTGTACAAGATTTTGAAGGATTTGTCTCTGGTATCGGAACAGGTAATACTACTTACTACGCAATAGTTAATTCTGGAACAGGCGAGTGGGAAGTAGGACTTGGAACAGTTACCGATGCTGCAACAGATACTTTGTCTAGAGATACTATTTTATCGAGTTCAAATTCAGATAGCGCGGTAAACTTTACAGCAGGTTCAAAAGATGTATTTTGTACTCAACCTGCAGGTAAATCAGTTTATCTGGATGCGGATGGAAACCCTGTTGGAGCAGCAAGTGAAGGATTTGCAGTTGCAATGGCAATAGCGTTATAGGAGAATTATGGCACAAAACTTTAGAAATTATTTAAATCAAAACATAGGAACTTCTGATGTTGATGTACTTGGTGGTGCAGTAGATTCATTTGATTGTTTAATTTCAATTCGATTAGCTAATATTGTAGCAACAACTGTTAATGTAGATGTCTATATTAAAAACTCTACGTTAGATTATTACTTAATTAAATCAGTTCCGATTATTTCAGGAGGTTCGTTAGAATTGATTGATGGCGGATCTAAAATTGTACTTCAATCAGGAGATCAACTTTATGTGGTTTCTGATACAGCATCATCTATTGATTGCGTTGTCGGAGCCGTAGACACAATTAGTTCATAGGAGGATTAGATGGCATATTTAGGAAATTCACCAAAAACAAATCTAATCACCATGAACTCTGAACAGTTTTCTGGAGATGGAACTACTACTAATTTTACATTAGCCCAAACCGTAACTTTAGCTGCAGAGATAGAAGTTTTTGTCGGAAACGTGAGACAAGATCCATTTTCAGCGTACACTGTTTCGGGACAAACTTTAAGTTTTACATCTGCCCCTGCATCGGGAACCAATAATATTTATGTAGTATTCCAAGGAAAATCAGTAGGTGAAACTACAGCAGGTGCAAACTCAATTGAATACGGAATGATTAAAGCAATAAATGGTGGCTATGAAAACAAAGCAACGATATCATCAAACATCACAGTCGATGCTGCGGATAATATGATGGTAGTAGGCCCTGCTTCTTTCACAGGCACAGTAACAGTTAACGGAACATTAACGGTAGTATAATGAGTAAATTATTTGTAGACGAAATAGTACATCAAAGTTCACAAGGTTCTGGTACCATTACACTTGGTGCTAGTGGAGAAACTATTAATATTCCTTCAGGCGTTACATTAACTAATAATGGTACACAAACAGGATTAACATTATCAGATAATATTTTATTTAATACAGCATCCAAAGGAATTTATTTAGGTGTAACATCTGCTACCGCTTCTAACTTATTAGACGATTACGAAGAAGGAACTTGGACACCTCAATATGATAACAACAGTGATAATCTAGCTGTAACTTATGATATACAACTTGGTACTTATAGAAAAATAGGTTCTGTTGTTTTTATATCTGGTACGTTAAGAACTAGTTCTGTAACTAGGTCTGGAGTTTGGATAAAAATAGATAATTTACCTTTTGCAATAACTACTTCTGCTACTGATAGTGAAATTGGTGGATTAAATATACATGAAGCTACCGCTTTTGATACTGACCATCCATTTACTGGACTTTGTAAGGTTAGTGTTGCTGGTTTTATTTTAAATTATAGAAGTAGTGCAAATGGAAATACAATTTTTTTACAAGATGGAGATATGGCAACAGGAACTAGCTCAAATAAAACTGCTTTTTCAGGATTTTATTTTACAGATGCTTAACAACAAAGGAGACAAACTATGGCAATAACTAAAGAAACAGTAATCGGAAAAGTAGAAGTGGTAGGAACATATAAAGCTGTGCAAGTTGCTATGGACACTTTGATTAAAGAAGATGGTAATTTAATTTCACAAACAAGACACAGACATGTGCTTCACCCAGATTCAGATATTTCTAATGAACCCCAAGAAGTACAAAACATTTGCAACACAGCTTGGACACAAGAAGTTAAAGATGCTTGGATTGCATTTAAAGCTGCTCAAGAAGCTGAATTAGGATAATAAGATGGGAACAATTAAAACAACAAACATAGAAACAATCACAGGCTCGGGAACCTTGACCCTTGGTCAATCAGGCGAGACGATTAGTATTCCTAGTGGTGCTACTTTTTCAGCAACAGCGGGAACCATGTCAGGTCAAAACTATCCAGCTTTTAGAGCATATGTAAATGGAACCACAACTATTTCAGATAATGTTTTTACCAAAATTCAATTTAATACCGAAGTATATGATACCGACAATACTTACGATCCAACAACAAATTATAGATTTACACCTAATGTTGCTGGTAAGTATTTTGTCTATTCTTCTCTTATAGTAGAGAGTGATACAACAAGAAGAATTGAATATGTATGGTATACAATTTATAAAAATGGAAATGAAATATATAGAGTAAACCCAGTATATTCAGCAGATAATATATCTTGGTCAACCACAGGTGTTATTGCAAATACTGTAGAAATGAATGGAACAACTGATTATTTAGAAATGTATGTATTAGGTAAGGTATTTTCTGGTAGTCCAAAATATTTAGGTAATGTGACTTCATATTCAACTTTTGGAGCATACAGGATAGGAGCATAAGATGGCAGGAATATTAAAAGTAGATAAATACCAGGACTTCAACGGCAATGACATCATGACGTCTGATGGCAGTGGCACGATTACCATGCCAAATGGAATTATTTCAGGTCAAAACTATCCAGCTTTTCAAGCATATTTAAATTCTGAACAAACAGTAACAGATAACACGATCACAAAAGTACAAATTGATACAGAAGATTTTGACACTAACAACATGTATGACAGTTCTACTAACTACAGATTTACACCAACAGTAGCAGGTAAATATCTTGTCTATGGTTCTATTGAATTTGATACAAGTGAAGCCACTAACAGTGCGATAGATACTGTTGATGTTTACATATATAAAAATGCTAGTATTTATGTTCAATCTAAAGACCACTTTTTAAGTAATCCTGTAAGAATGGCTTATGTAGAAACTTCAGCAATAATAGATTTTAATGGTTCAACAGATTATGTAGAACTATTTGGAAGAAATAATGTTAATACTGGTACACCTATATTTGAAGCCTATGGTGCTTGGAAAAGAGCAACTAAATTCGGTGCATACAGGATAGGAGCATAGATTATGGCATTAAGTAAAGTAGATTTAGCAAACCAAGTAGAGAACCAGTTACCACAGAATCTGGTTGCAAATAACTTGCCATTCAGAAACATCATCATCAATGGTGATATGAGTATTGCTCAAAGAGGAACTTCTGAAGCAAGTGTTGGTAATTCTTTTACTTATTTTACAGTAGATAGATTTAAATTAGGAGGTTCAGGTTCATCAGGTGCTAGATTTACAATGTCACAAGATACAGATGTTCCAACTGGTCAAGGTTTTGCAACATCATTAAAAATGGATGTTACTACTGCTGATGGTAGTTTGGGAGCAGGTGATTCACTTCAAATTGTTCAAAGAATAGAAGGTCAAAATTTACAATATTTAAAAAAGGGAACAGCAAACGCTGAAAGTACAACTCTTTCATTTTGGGTTAAATCAAATAAGACAGGAACATATATAGCAGAATTAAGAGATACAGATAACAGTAGAACTATTTCAAAAGCATACACAATAGACAGTGCATCAACTTGGGAGAAAAAAACATTAACTTTTGAAGGAGATACAACTGGTGCATTTAATAATGATAATGGAGAAAGTTTAAGATTAATTCATTGGTTATATGCTGGAACTGATTACACATCAGGTACTTTACAAACATCTTGGGGAACTTTAACAGCAACTGACAGAGCCGTAGGTCAAGTCAACCTTGCAGATAGCACAGCTAACGATTTCTATATCACAGGAATACAATTAGAAGCTGGAACATCTGCATCTGAATTTGAGTCCTTGCCTGTGGATGTGAATTTACAGAGGTGTTTAAGATACTGTTTTGTTGTAGGAGATACACCGACTTATGGTGACATAAGTAGAAATAGTAATATAGGAACATATTATACTACTACTCAAATGTTTACTGGTTTGGAATTTCCAGTAGTAATGAGAACAACACCAAGTTTAACTGTAGTAGGAGCTATTCCTGCTCAAGCCTTTACAACTTATTCAAGCAATACTGCAAGAACATCAACAGCTTTTGCTAAAGATTCTATTTCAGCGACAAATATTGGTTATGTTATTACCACAAGTTCTGCAACACAAGGAGATGGTGGAATTGGTGGTTGGAGACCAGGGTACTACGGAATAATAAGTGCGGAGTTATAATTATGATTAATAATGTAGAAAAAACTTTTAGTAATTTTTCAAATGAATTTAATGGTTACAAAATGACTTTAGATAATGGAACAGTTACTTTTGTACCACTAGACGAAGCAAACACAGATTATCAAGCAATACAAGAGTGGATAGCAAATGGTGGTGTAATAATTGATAACCCACCAGAATAGTATATAATAACAAAATAAGGAGGAAAAACTATGGCATCACTATCAAGCAAAATCAAGAAATACGCAGCAGACAATGGCGTATCTTCTGTAGACTTTACAGTAGACGTTATGCTTCAGGATGATAGCAATGGTCAAGGCCCATACATCAAAGAATGGAATCTTGAAATCGCTAAACCAACTGATGCACAACTGAACGCTGTGGACGCTGCTGCTGATCTTGAAGAGAGACAGAATGCAGTAAGATCTACACGAAAACAAGCTTATGGAGATTTAGGTGCACAGTTAGACATGCAGTATCATGACAATGTTGATGGTACGACTACTTGGAAAGACCATGTAGCTGCTGTTAAAACTGATAACCCTATCCCAACTGAATAAGGAGGTTAACAATTGGCGTACGTTGGAAAGGCCCCTCAATCGGGTCGATATAGTATATTGGACGACATCAGTAGTTCGTTCACAGGATCAACACCAGGGCCGTTTAACTTAACGGTCAACGGGAGTGCTATATCTCCACAAAACGAAGCTAATGTTATTATCTCTATTTCAGGCGTGATCCAAGAGCCTCAAACCGCATATACAATAACAGGCAGTCAGATTACATTTACATCAAACCCTGCTGCAACTGATACTTTTTTCGGAACGGTGTTGGGTGATGTGTACGACATTGGAACCCCATCCGATGGATCCGTATCTGCTGGTTCGTTAGGTTCAACTTTTTTTGTAAAGAATAATCAAACATGGTCTAGTATTAGTATGACTGGATCGAACAATGGAGCACTCGTTGGTCCTGTAACAGTAAGTGGTACAATTACCATTCCATCAGGGAGTACATTTGTAATTTTATAATGAGTAAATTAGAGACAAATACCATAGATACGATTTCAGGAAGCACTAATCTAACGATTGGAGATACAAATACATCTACAATTACATTAAAGTCTGGTGCTACTCTTACAAACTTTCCAACTAACACTCCAGCATTTTTTGCTTATTTATCTGCTAATCAAAGCATACCAAATATTACAACTACAAAAATTCAAATTGATACAGAAACTTTTGATACAGATAATGCTTATGATAA